CTCTAAAATCTTGGTAAGCACTCCATCCGTTTAATCTATGAAATTCGTATTTTGCTTTAATTTCTGCAATAGCAATTTCTTTTAATTGAGATTCTGTCAATGTGTTATCCTCAATAATTGTTTCATAGCTTAACCCTTGTGGAACTTCCTCAATTGTCTTTACCTCTATAATTGAATTATCTAATGTGTATCTATATTTTTCCATTATCTAGCAGTTGTAAAAGTTTGTTGGAGTTTGACGTAGTCTAAAATTAGTTGTCTTTGTGTGTAGCCAACGGATTTTTGAATGTAGTTTCTAACGTTTAATCTTTTTGTGTTACCCGAAGGGATGTTTGTTGTATGTGTAGCTACTAAGGTATTGTCGATATAAAAACCAACGGAAGAGGCATTTGCGTTTACAACTATTTTTAATTTAATAAAAGCACCTGCATTTACAGCTACCCCCGTGTCTGTGAATGTTCGAGTTGCACTGTCAGTTGTTACCGCTCTCCAATTTGCACTAGCTCCACCACTTCCCGCGAAAGCGATATTTCCTTCATCATACAAAAAAGCAATATTATTAGCTGAATTATTCTGATTTATAAAACCGCTTGAAAATCCAATTAAACAACTAAATCTTTCGCCTGATGTACTTAAATTTGGAAGCCATATTAAAGTTTCATAGATAGTTACTCCACCACCTAAAATAAAATCAATTAGTAATGTTGCGTTGTGTCCTATGTATATATTTCCATAACCTGCTGTAGCCGTGGAAGTATTGGCATTACCAAACCCTTGTTTATTAGCATCTGAATTAGGTGAATTTGAAGAACCTACATTACCATCAGAGGAAATATTCCCATCATTTGTAGATGTTGTAAACACTCCTAAAAAATCATTGAAATAATATATTCCTGTTTCAGGAGTAATAACTGTAGGGACAAAACTCAAAATCCATGCTTTTAAATTTGCAAAACTTAATTTCTTTGCTTTGTTGGAATCTTCACTATCAGATAAAGGAATAGAGTCGGCATCTACAGGAGTTGTTTTTGGTGTTAATGCAGTTGAAAATGTACCAAAATTCACATCTGTTAAAACATCTTGTTTGCTAGTAGCTAAACCGCTATATTGACTATTAGTAGCGTTATCACCTGTATTTGTTCCACTTGTGTTTCCTATAACTACTAATTGTGCATCTGTAACATACCTTCTGTTAAGACTATCTGCAATATCAGACGTTAATGCATCTGAACCGCTGGTGACAAGTCCTTTACTATCGTATGTTATTTTAGTCTTAACCGTTCCCGTTATTGGTGCGTTTGCGTCGACTTTGTTTCCTAAAAGAGCATCAACAGCAGTTTTAGTGTACCCTACTACCCATGATAAAGCACTTCTAACATAAGCATTTGCGTTGTTTGGAGCATCTGGTATTCCTCCTCCTCCATCACCTGTGAATTTGTTAAAAGTAACATTGTTTAAGGCTTGTTGCGTTAAAATTACGCTACCATAAGTTGTCCCGTCAATTATAAATTCCGAAAAATGCGTAAAATCAACTCTAATATCAAACGCCGTGAAACAGTTATATATTCTAATCGAATCCCCAGCTACCTCGTTTATATAGTTTCTGAAATATTCGATTCCATTTAATGTGAAACGGCTTTCATCTTGTGAATTAATTACTATCATTGTATTTTTCTGATTTTAAATGATTTTCTTTGGTTTGAATTACTGCAATATCCTATGTATAAAGCATTTTTAGTCGCTCTTAAATAAGTGTCAACCGTTAACCATAAATTATAAGCCATTTGTCTATTCATTGTGTATAATGACTTCTTAACATTATAGTCTACTGGTTTTGATTCGTTACCATTTAACTTTTCAACTAAACTAAAAGGAGTGTCAGTAATGCTTCCAAACATCTTATATCTTGCATCTGTATAATATACTAAAACAGCTTTTAACCCTTGATTTGTTCTAGTAATATTATTGTCATCTGTATAAACGCCACCATTTAACAAGTCATCATAATTTGAGGTGTTTTCAATAATATCATTGTACAACCTGTCACCTAATAACGGTCTTACATCCTCAAATTGCGCCTCTTTAATGTGTTGATTTAAAACGTCATCAAAAGTAGATTTGCTAATTTGTTTATAATTAGCAATATCCTCACGTGTTATTAATAGTGTTGTGGTCATTGTTGAATAGGTTTTTGTTCAATCAACGGTTTTATTTGTAAATAATCGCCTGAATATCCCTCGAATTTGCGTAATAAATCATTAACAATAGTTTCTAAACTATCACGTTCTTTATAGGTATTTTCCCAAAATGATAATTTCATTTCTTTTAAAGAATCTGCGCTATTCTGAAAAACTCCTTCGCTAGATTCAATCAATCCTACTGGTAAATTATTAATCGCTATTAAGATATTTTTACGGATTGAAGCCTCTATTTTTTCAAACATCGACGGGTCGATATTACTTTCAATATTTTTAAATACAATAGCATTTTCTAAATTTTCATGCTCAAAATCTAATTCCATGTGAAAAACTCCGTCTGCATTTTCAGCTCCTAAAAAGTCTTTAACCGTACCCTTAAACGCATCTCGCTCGCTTTCTTGTTGTTGAAATAATGGGTTTGGAACTAACGCTCCTGCGCCATCTAAAATAGTAGGCTCGATGTCAGAATCAACAAGAGGTCTAGTTAAGATTAAAGTTTTTCCGAAAAATCCTTTGCGTAATATTCTGTTTTTGTAAACAGAAATAAGATTCTCATTGTCACAATCTAATTGTACTGCATCTATTCTACTTAAAGGATAGTAGTACTCATTATCATCGTTTAAGTAAAGAATCTGACCTTTATATTTATCCCATCCCCCAGCTTTTGCTACTTGTGATTCGATAACTAATTTGTCAGAATTATAAACGTCAATAGCATTTACATCTTTATCTTCTATTTTACCTAACCAATCTTTATGAACTAATATTTTACCGTTATAATTTTTGTCGTCTTTTTTACCTATTCGACATGATCCAAATGGTAAAACTTGCATAGATGAAATATTATAGTTTGCATTCCAATTTACGTGAATAAAAATGCCTCTTTGCTTAACTTTTGAATTTGCTAAGTCATCAGCAAAATCAATAAGTTTTAAGTTTAAGTTTTTATTTACTATAAAATTGTCATTTTCGCCAAAACCCTTACCTAATAAATATTGAATCATTACGTTACAAGCGGTTTTCGCTGTAACAGAATTATTAATAAATCGGTCTATTCTTTCAGGGTATTGGTTATCTTCACCATTGTTATAAATTTCTAGGGATTTATTCCAAGTGGTTGTTTTTTTTGAAATATCAATTAATTGAGTTTTATTCTTTGACATTTTTTATTGTTGTTTTTTTCTACGTTGCTTTTTAAGTTGTGGTGCATCCGTAGTAGGTTCAACAATAGTTTCTTCTTGTGTAGGTAATGAGGCAAAAAGGTGTGTTCCTCTGTTTTTGATTAACTCTTGGGCTAATTCATCTGTTATATTGGCATTGTTCACACAAACGGAACTACCAAAACCTAATGAAATACCTTCAAATTTTTTATAAAGTCTATATTTACAAGTGTTTTCCATTTCTTTAATTGAATTTATCCACTCTTTGTGGTAATCTCTTATGCAGTTCCAACAACTTGCATTAAGCGATGTTTTGTTAAACTTTTTGGAGTAATCCGTTAGGAATAATTTTAATAAAGAAATATTATCGGAAGATTTACCCCCGATAATATTCTCTATTGTTTCATTTTCCCAATTCACTAACCAGCTAAGAATTTATTACCAAAAGCTGTTTTAGTGGTTGGGTAATCTATAATTAGCAAAGTTCTAGGTAACAACGGCTCTTCGTAACCCTCTTGTGAACTTAAAACTAAACTAATTGTATTGTCGTTTTCGCCTGATGCGTTTTTAGCCTCTGTTAAAATCAAACCAGCGTTTAATCCTAAAATTTCAAAAGCCTCTTCGTTATCCGCGCCCTTCCAAAGTTGCTCAACTACAGCTACATATTTAGCTCCCAAAGCTAAATTTGCAACTTGCAATTTGTTTAAAGCCGTTGGATTAAAAACAGTACCATTAAACACGTGCTTATATTTGTTTGGTAAATTTTCTTTTGGTACTAATTCCCAATTTTTTGAATTAGACTGTTTTACTCCTTGAAAACTATATCCTGTTTTTGCAGCCTTTAACACTAAGTTAGTGGCTAAAACACGATTTGTACCGCTAATAGTAGTAGCGGTATAGTCGATGTCATCTTTGTTAATTAAAATAACATTGCTTTCTAATCCTCCAATTGGTAAATTTTCACAATCAACTGTGAAATCTGCTGTTATTTTTCCTGTGCAATCTGCCATTTTTTTATCTTTTAAAAAGTTAATTTAAAAGCGTAACCTTAATAGGCTACGCTTGTTTTGTAATCTTCCAACAATTTGGCATCCAAAGAATAAACCGCATCAATAACGTTTACTTTATGGTATTTGTCAAAGAAAGCATCTACTTTTCCAAAGTCATCAACTGCAAGAGTTCCTACTGGAATATTGTCAGCAACTGTGAATACTAAACGGTGAGGAATGTTTCTTTTGGTGCCGTTGTTTTGGTAAGCATCGATTGTTCTATCCCACACATCCATCATAACAACTTCGTAACCTCTGTAAGTCAATACAGAAACTCCATCTTTGTTAATCATAGTAATACCGCCTCCTGTATTTTCTTTGCTTTCTAAATCGTTCACAAGTCCATCGTACAATGAACGAGTTACTAAGAATTTAGCGTTAGGCAAAGCTCTCAAACGGGAATCTGCTTTGTTAAACGCTCCTTTGAACGCTGCAATAGCATCACCGTCGGCTAAGGCTTGATTTGCGTAACTGTTACCAGCATTTTTAGCAATTGCAGTAAAGTATTTACCGCCTGTGCTTAATGCAGTTTCAGCAAAGATTTGTTTGAAAATACCGTCAAATCCAGTAAAATAAGAAATATCAGTACCGTTTGTGAAAACACCACCGTCTGCAATAGTTTCAGCAGTTGTATCATCAAACCAAACTTTTTGGATTAAGTTTTCTTGAAACCTTGCAATGATTGAAGCGATTAAGAAATCACCTACTGTTTTTTGCGAACCGTCAATAATTGAATAAAAATCAGGGTTCATTCGAGCCATTTGATTTATCAATTTATCTTGTTGGTCAACGTCGGTTGTACAGTGTTTCAATCTGAAATCTTCAAAAACTGGTGTCCAGAATTTCTCTGACATAACCACTCCTGAAATTTCATTTGGTGTACAGTTTGCGCCTACTTTTTTCCCAAGTAAACCCGTATTGTTTGCGAACACAATTTGCATATTGTGTTTTATCCCTTGCTCGATAGCGTGGACTTCGTTCAGCGCTTTGTTACCAAAAGTAAGGGCGTTTATAATTTTTGAGATGTCTTTTAACTCTTCTGGATTGAAGGTAAAAGTACCATTGTTGAATGCACTTGCCATATCTATTTTTTGTTTTTAAGTTTAGCTAATTTTTCAGCGTAGGTGTTAACTACTTGTTCTTTTTCTTTTGGGTCTTTTTGCGCTACAAATTGAAATTTAGAAGCAACCTCTGTTTTGAAATTTACAAACTCATCTTCTACTTTTTTAGATAGATTAACCGCTTGTTCTTTTTCCTTTAAAGCAACAGATAACTGTTCTTTCAAAGCCTCGTTTTCTGCTTTCAATGCGTCCATAACTTCCGTGTCCGCTCCCTCTTCCGCTGGAGTTGAAACTTCCGCTACTTTACCACCCACAACGGTAATGGTCAAGTTTGCTAGTTGAGGAAAAATATAAGTTCCCTCTGCTGACTTGCCGTCAACCATTGCCATATCGTCAATTTTAGGAGTATCGGAATCTGACAAGTCAGGGAATACAACCTCGATGCCGTTTGCATCTTGTAAATTTAAGTTTACAACTTGTGCCTTGAAAAGACCAGCTATAAACTCAAATTTCTTTTCGAGCCATGTTTGTTGCTCTGCTGTAAATTCAGTGTTCATATTTAATTTATTAGTGTTACTATTTAAGTATGCAACGGCTTGAATACCATCGAAATAAACATCCTCTTCTGTACTAAATCCAAAATCAAAAGCCTGAGTTTTATCAAGCCAAGTTTCATTGGACAATAAAGGAGTTAATTCATTTGCAGTTAGATTTGTTGTTTTTGAATAGAAATCTAAAATCCTTTTTTCAACTTTCTTAAGTTCATCGGTGAAAGATTCAAGCTGTTTACTATTCATAAAATTATTAGGCTTCCCAAGTGGCGAGTGTATCATAAATTCTACACCCTTTGATAGTCTTCTAGTTTGTCCAGCCATAAAAATAATAGTCGCTATACTTGCACAAGTTCCAGAAGCTATTGTAGTAATAGGTTTTTGAATATCAACTAAATAGTTGTAAATATCAAAGCCAGTATCAACAACTCCACCTTTTGAATTAATGTAAACTTCAAAAGAAGTAGCAAAAGGATAGTTTTTCACTTGTTGAATAACATCTATTAACTCGATACCTTTTTCAGATACTTTACCTTGCTCATCGTAAATAGAGCCTATAAGTCCGTTAATGTAAATTTTACCTACCATAGCAACAAAATTAAAAAGTAATTACTATATTTGTTGGAAAGTATATTTTCCAATATGGTATATTTAATTTACGGGTTTATTTTGTTTGCTTTTGTTTCTATTGTTTCATGGATTGTGTTCTTAATTTTAGTATTTAAAAATACTAATCCTTATATAAAGGCACATCTATTAAAAAATAAAAATGATAAAGATTATAACGACTATATTAATTGGGTGCATAAAAATAAAATGAGTACGCCTTACTCGAAATTAGAAACTATTGAGGAACAAATCGAAAATTATAAAATCAAAAACTTATTAAAATGACAAAAAACTATTATTCTATTCATAGCAATAAATCTAAAAGAAAAAATATTGACTTAGGTAAGTTTCTTTCGCCTGAAAGAAAAAGAAATTTAGCTTTAAAGATGTATAATCAAATGACTGATGAATTTAAAAAGAGTAGTTCAGAAATGATTATTATCAGTAAAGGATTTAGAAAAGATAAATTAAAAAACTTATTAAAATGAAAACACTAATTTTATTACTACTTACAATTACATCAACTGCACAAATTAAAGTATCAGAAAGCAAAGAAACTAAAATAGGTCAAGTGGGTACTTTTTTTAGTTTATCACAAAAAGATGATTTTGCTATATTGACTTATACCGATGTAAATTATAATTTACTAACCGAAGTTAAAAGCGTAATTATTCCTAATTCAGATTTAGAAGATTTTTATAATATTATTTTAAAATCTTTTGAAGAGGGCGTAGCCAAAAAAATAGATTTGGAGTTGAAGTATGATACTTTGAATTTAACCTTTGTAAAGAATTTCGGAATAGTAAGCTTACAATTTACATCAACGGATAAAGCCACTTTAATAACGGGTAAAAGTTCCTACTTAACAAAAAAACAGTTTATCAAACTATTTGGTAAAAACTAAGATTCCATCCACTTTACAATATTCCTAACAGTTCGCTCTGAAATTACCTGCTTTCTATATTCAGCAGTATTAGAGTAGCTTTGCATTTTTGAGTTTGTCAATCGCTCCTTTAAATACCATTCATAAATAACGAACCAATCGAAAATATGCTGAGGTATTATTCCAATTGAAATTAGCATCGTTAAATTAATTTCTTTTAGAATTTCGTATCTAGTCTTTACCATTTGTTTAAAGGGCATTTTTCGTTATCGCTTCTAAGTTTAGCGGATAGAGGGCAATCGCATTTATTGCATACTTTACCCTCTATTTCTTTGAAGTCATCTTTTACAAAAATAAGATAATTTTTATCAATAGCAAATTCACAATTAATGCATTGTGAAAGTCTATTCTCGTTTATAGTTTTATCTTTAAGATAATTTGACCAACCATTTACAATATTAGAAATTTGCATTTTCCCTTACATCAACTGTTCTTTGTCCACGTTCTAAAATATCCTCAATTCCTACTACTGGAGCTGGTAAACTTGAAACCGCATTCGCTGTCAATTCTGCTAAAGATTGAATGTCTAAACTATTCGTGTTTAATCCTCTTGAAATTATACCGCCATTTTGAGCGTATGTAGTACCGATTTTACCTTTTGCAAATTGATTATTGAAAGCCATAAACGAACTGAAAGCCGACCTATTCAATATTCCTATTCCCTCGTTGCCTTCCGCTTCTCCTATATATTTTCCACCTGCATAAATTGGAACACCTCCCATTGCGTGACTATTACCATCTATTCCAACAATACCCCCTTTTTCAAACTTAGCGTTATTAATTTGCGCCACGCTTCTAGCCGTTGTAGCTACTGCACCAGCAATCTGTACGCCTCTTGAAATAGAGGCAAAAGGCTCAGGAAAAGTAGATGGAGTTTTTAATATTTCAGTAACGGCTAATCCTCCATTAATTAAAGCGGTTGCACTTGCAATAGCTTTGTTTTTCCCGAATAACCCCTCAAGTCCTTGTCCTAGTTTCTGAAACTCGTTTAACCTATCGGAAACGCTGTTAATTCTTGCTAATCGGTCTAAGTCATCTTGTTTCTTTTTAGACTGTCTCGATAATTCATCAAACTGATCTTGTGTCAATTTCTTTTGTTCTAAGGCTGTAGTAAATTGCGCTAATTCCGCATCATAACGAGCCTGATTTTGTAACAAATCCGCTTCTAATTGGCTTTGAGCATTTTCAATATCAATATCACTTTGCGCTTTTAATTGTGCTGTTTTTTGTGCTTTTAATTGTTCAGCTAATGAAAGTCTGTTTGCTTCAATTTGCTTATTAGCTTCATTTTCTAACGTAATTCTTTGCGCTTGATATTCTATTTCATTTGCTGTTAATGCTTCGTTATTCGCTACTTTCAAAGCAATAGATTCATCATTTACGCCTTTTTCAATTTGTAACTGATTAATCTTTTCGGCATTAACAGCCAATATTCTTTTGCGTTCTTCTTCAACAAGTGCCTCGTTCAAAATCTTAACTCCATCAAGTTTGGATTGATTTTGAGCGATAAACAAATCAAATTCCGCTTTGGAAAAACTAGCGATTATCTCGGCTTGACTTTGTAAAGATTCTTCGAGTGCGGAATTTCTAGCAAGTCTTAAATTTAAAATATCATTCTCGGTCTTTTTAGTAGCGTTAAATTCCGCCTCTGCTATTGCTAATTTTTGATTTTTAACAAATTCAGCTTGTTTTAAATCCGCTTCAAGTCCTTTGCTTTTTTCACCTTGTGACTGTAAGAATAAATCTAATTCTAGTTTTAACTTTTCGGCAATATCGGTTAATTCTTTTTGTCTTATTTCAGCACGTTTAGCCGATTCTGCTTTTTGATCCGCCGTTGCTTTTTCTCTTGCTTTTTGAGCATCTTCATTTAGTTTATCCTCTGCATTTTGTGACTTCTCTAATCGTTTAGTTGATTCCGCTTGTATTTGTATCTTACCTAGTGTGGCTTTTTTATAACCATCGTACTCCTCTTGTGTTATTTTTCCAGCATTTAATAAATAATTAGCGTAGGCAATCCCTTCTTTTTTAAGATTCTCAACTGATTCCTTACTTAATTGTCCTTTAATTCTAGCTTGTTCTATTGCGTTTGCTATTTCTTTATCGGCTAATGCGCTACGTTGTTTGAAGTTTTCTTCTTCTATTTTTTGAGCCTGATTGATAAAATCTATTCGCTCTTTTTCGGTTAAGGTTCTGTTTTTAGACTTTAAAATTAATTCATCATATTGTTGTGAGGCTTTGGCATTCGCCACTTCTTGTGAACTTTGTAAGTCGGCTAAATCTTGTTGAGCTTGTTTTAATTTAATAGCTGACTTTGTGGCCTCGTTTATTTTGCCCGATAAATTACTAAAACCTGAAAAATCCAATGTTAATAAACCCGCTAAGGCTTGTTGAACTACTCTAACCGTTGCTCCTAAACCAGCCATCAACTGTTCTATTTTATCAACAACGGGGTCAAGGGTTTTGAAATACCCTATTAACAAAGCAATAGCACCGATTATTAAAGTAATTCCCGTTGCTGCTAATGCTACTGTAAAGATTCTTACTGCTCCCGTGCCTAATGTAGTAGCTACTGCGAATGCTTTTTGAGCAACGCTTAAACCTTCTGTTGAGGCGGTTGCCTCTTTCATTCCTTTGGACGTGTTTACTATATCATTTTTTAAAGGATTAATAGCTGTTTTTGCTAAATCTAATACCTTTGAGGCTTCGCCTAATTTACCCCCAAATAACCCCGTTGCATTTAAAGCATCTTTTACAGATTCCGTGTAGTTACCAATATTTAATTTTTGTTTTAAAAATTGGTCTGCATTTTCTTTAATGTATTTGTTGTTTTCATCCAATTTATCGTTAAGAAGTTTCAACTGTTTCTTACCCTCGTCAGTTGAGGTATTAGTTTCATTTCTTATTTTAGTCAATAGCTTATTTTGCTCACGTGCCTCAGCTATTGATTGAGCTTCGCTTTGTAAAGCCAAGGATATTAATTCAGCCTGATTTGCTTGATTTGCCGTTGCTTGTGTAGCTTCTGCAAGTACTTTTATATTTGCATTGTAAGCACTATTCAATACTTTTAAATCAGATGCATTCTGTACGTACTGCTCGCTCGATGTATCGCCTTGCTTTTTCAATTCAGCTTGTGCTTTCTTTAATTCATCAATAGATTTTTTAACCTCAGATGAACTTTTTAAAAGTGCATCGACATTAATATCTAATTCTGCTATAACTATTTTTTCTGCCATTTCTAATATGTTATTACTTCAAAAAATACTTTAATATCTTGAGTTGCACTATCAATCTGCTTAAGTCCAATTTCAAAAGAGGTGGTGTTGATTTTTTTATAATTAATCGCCACTACGTCATCCCCGATATTACCCTCTGAATTAACATAACCCCTTACAAAATAATTCATATCTGGCATTGAATTAGTTACTGTTACTGTTATTTTAGAAGCGGATGTACCTAAGTCGGTTGCAACTGCTGAAACGCAATCACCACCAACGATTAACGTTCCTGTAGTTTCTCCAACGTCTATGTTCCCAAAAAAACCAGTGTTTAGCGGTTTATCGATATAGTCAAGTATAGCGTTTTCGACCTCACGATGTCTTTCGGGTACAATATTTGAGAAGTCCGATAAATTCTCCTCAATTAACGCTTGTATTTCTGCTTTAGTCATAGTGTTCTATATTATAATGATTCGATGAATAGTGTCTGCGCTCTTTTTGTTTGTAGTTGATTTTTATTAACTCAACTCTTGTTAGTTTATTTTTGATAAAGTTATTGATTTTATTTAAAATAAAATACCCACCTAATTGCTTTATGAATTTAGGCTTACTAAAATCTATATTAGCTACTTCAACTTGTCTTAAAAACACATTTACATCGTACAATTTAGCGTTATTCAATAAGTATGATATTTCGGAATAGTTATCTTTTATAAGACTTCTAAATTCCAAATTATCAAACAACTCACACGGTGCGCTTTCAATAGTTGTATCTTCTAATTCCGAGCCTATCGTTATTGGACTATTGAAAGTCTTTATTATTTCATCTAAAATATAGAATCTATTGTTAAGCGGTTTATATTCAATTGTTCCATCGTCTTTAATTGATTTGTCCCAAAGTTTATAAACCGAACTAACAAATCCTAATACATTGCTTTTTGAGTTTTCTGGCGAATAAAAAGGCGATTGAATTATAGTAGATGAATCTTTCAAATTAACGTTGTCAATACTCAAAGGGTAATCATTATGCGATTCATCTTTGTTATTGTATTTGTAGCGCATCCATGATTTTTGAGTATAATTACCTACTATGTAATTTTCACTATTTACGGATGAAAATTTATCACTCCAATCTTCAATATCTTCATTAGTAGTTATTTCGTTTATCGTTTTAAAATTACAAACCGTTGAATATTTGTCTTTAAACATAGTGAGTCCGTACATTTGCAATACCCAATTTACAAAATCAGTTATTGCAAAGTTGCTAAACGAATTGAAGAAGTCTATTACAAAAGTATCGTAACGGTTGAAAGTTAGACTTGTGAATGATTTATCCCCTAAATATTGCAAAGTGTAACCTTCCGTTATTACGTTTGGTACTGCTTCAAAGCTAAACACTTGACCAGCGTTTGCCTCAACTCTACTTTTGAAAGTTTTATCTGTTTTGTTTCCTGTTATTTCATCAAAAGGAACTCCGTTTATTGTTGGTGTCCAGTCCCATCTTTGCAATGTTCCTTTTGTATTTTCTTTTCTAAAAATCTGAAAAGATGCAGTACCACTTATATTTATAACTCCATCCTTTAAAACTGTGAAAAAGGTTTTATCGGCAAGTGTTGAAACTGAAACATCCAACTCGTCACTATCATAAGTGAATGTAATTGTTTTTAATTTCAAACCCTCGTTAAAACTTGTTGAGTTGAAAATTTCTGTTATTGCATCCCCTACATCTTGACCCTTTGGCAAAGTAATATATCTGTTCTTGAACTTTGGAGTTAAGAAAATATCACCAGTATAAGTGTATCCGATATATTCAAATATCTTATTCCAAAGAAACTCTATTTTTGTACTTGGTATAAGATAATTAATATTTATTTTATTGGTATCGTAAACGGATTGACCGTTAAAATCGGCTAAAATATATTTAAAATCAAATGTAGTTCCGTCAAAACTTGTTACAACATTTGATAAATTCCGTTCATGGTCTAAACTTGACAAATCCAATTCCGACATCATTCTATTTTCAATGGCTTTGAAAAAATCAATGTTACCATCGTAAACATCAATAATATATCTATTTGTAGTTTGATTTATTTTTGCCCACCCTTGATATATCAATCTTTCGCCACTTTCAGCATCGATAACGTCACAAGTTATTTTTTGATACGGCAAATCATTAACAACCCCTAAACATCCCAATCCTTCAAGTACTTTTTTATTCCTTGCTACTACTGGAATAGATACGCTTGAGTAATTCGTTTGTCTATTTGACAACTTACCAATATCGTTAACCTGCTTAGATTGTGCAATCTTAGTGTTAACGTCAGTGTGGACTAAAAGACCGTTTAGATAAATTATCAAACTCATAGCGTAATATTGAATTTATCGGGTAAATCAAAAGAAAACTTAATAGTAATAGGTTCATTTTTGAAATTACGAATTATAGCTTTTTGTGTGTTTACTTGAATATCTATCCAATCAATTTGCTTTACTCTTGAAAAGGGCAAACCTGTAAAAAGTTGTACTTTTGGACTTTCTAAAATATCGGATAATAAATTGAAATCTCTAACACTTAGATTTTCTTCAATAACTTCTACTGCTTCGCCTGTAGTTTTTCCTATTTGTTTAGTAACCGCAAAAGTATCTTCTACATTTTTAAAATCATTATTAATTTCACCTATATTTTTATAGGTTCTAGTTTTTTGGAAGTAGTCTGAAAACAACCAATAAGAATAACCACCTAATCTATTAATCCATTTAACATATAAACCGCCACAAGTGTTTTCAAAAGTTTCTAATTCAATATAGCAAGTGTTTGTACCATCCGTTAATGACAAAGGATTCAATCCATTTCCTATTGCTAGTACATTTTCTACGTTCATATCGGTTACTCCATCCGAAATAAATACCCTTGTTATTTCTTGAAGCGATGTTAATTCTACATTGGATAAATTTCTATTGTTTGTAATTTCAATATTCATAATATCTTTACTAAAATATGAAAAGTCAAAAGGATAACCTTTATAGTATCTTAAATAGTACGAAACATTGCTTTCTTTGATAAATTGGGATAACAAAAACAAATCAGTATTTAAAACAAACTCATCTGTTTTAATATCGGATAACTGCTGTACTCCCGCTATAAATGATAAATCTCTAGTAACCGATTCCGTGCTATTATCGCTAAATGTTATTTCAATAGTTAATGTAAAATTCAAATATTTGCCATTGTTACCAACGTAAACATAAGTTTCTAAATCACTACCTACTATTTCAGGTTCTACTACATCGGCAAAGTCATTCGTGTTTATTAAATAAGGAATATAAGATTGAAAATTAAACCAAAATATGCCATTAGGCAAAGCGTAAATAACAGCTTGTGCGCTTGAGAAACTTAATGTAGCATATTTAGGTGTCAATTCATTATCGCTAAAAAACTCGATTATATGATTATTATAAGCGGTTAATATTGTGCTAGGTATATCTTTTATAAAACTAATAGCCATTATGAAACAAGTTTAAATTCATTTATTATTTTATCTGAAAATTGCGAAATATAGACCTCGCCTATTTTATCAATTATCTCTTGTATTCTTTTTTCTGTTATGACTTCACTAATTAAATTAACGCCTCCATAACCTTGCCTATTCCAACCCTCACGCCCTATTTTTCTAGCAATTAAGTAAGCTAATGAACTTATTGAAATATTACCCTCAATTTGATTAGCTATTCCTTTATCAACTATCCACTTTTCTATAACTTCGCTTGGTGGTTGTTTCCCAGCAAGTCTCCCTTGTTCTAATTGATATGCATAAGCGTTTCCGATTAATTCAGCTTTGTACCCCGTTGGTTCTTCCGTTATAATAGTTTCTAAGGATTCAGCAAAGTCACCACTTGCACGCATACCTTTTTCATCGTACTTTGATATAACCTCGTTTTTAAGAATATTAAATTCTTTTTCTATTATTTCAGATATTACACTCATGGAGTATAAGGAATGAATTTAAAGGTTTGAGGAACACGAACTTTATAATTAGTCAATATCCCGTCCATGTTATTATCGAATGCATCTGTAACATCTATTACATCGCTTTCTAATACTTCAATATCGGAACAACCAAACGAATTAATAAAATCCTGATATATCTGTAATAAAGGCTCAATATTCACTTTATACTTTGATGTTTCTAAACTTCCTACTTCTTGATAGTTTTGCAAATCTAAATCAGAATTTTTAACTAAAAAGAATTTACCAGTATAAAGCATTGATTTTATTTGACCAGTAGTTTTGTTCTTTTCACCTATCCTTTTACAAAATTCATGTAAGAAATAAATATCGTCTGTATCTTTTGAATAAAGACTTCCTTTGTCAATAATATTTAAAGTTGATTTTTTACCGTAATGGTATTTTAATTGATTTCTAGTGCAGTAATCATCGAATATGGTAACTATATCTGTCATGTTATTTCATTAAATGCTTTCAAAATCTCGTTATCTGTTTTAATCATACATTGTAAGTAAAAAACCTCGCTGTATGGTTTACGTCCTAATTCCATTGGATTAATACCATATCTTTGTCCTATCCTATCCAAAGGTAAATAATCACTAAACGGTTCTAATTTCTTTATTCCTGCTAGTTCCCATTTTAAAGTGTCTTTGTCGAATTTAGAAGCTAACATCTTTTGTTCGGTTTCTACAATTCTTTTGAACTCTTTTAAAATAAAATTCCTAGCTTGGTAATAATCAGTTATTTTACTTTCCCAAAAGTAATCATTTTTTATTTCAAAACATAAACAAAATAACTCACAAATATTTTCCCACTTTTCGATATTCGATAATAGCTTAATGCAATACCTTACATTTATGTATGGCATCGATTCGATATTAGATTCTTTACCGTTGAATAAATTTTTAGGATTGATAAAATGCAATACAGAATCATACTTTTGATATTCGTTACTTTGTAGCAATTCTTTTAAAGTTATATTTTTCATACTCTAATAGATGTTTTGAAAGGATTGCCGTTCATTAAATTTCTTTCGATTCCGTAACAAGTCAAATCAATGTGTTCATCATGTTTAGCGTTTGGAAACATTCCGACCTGCTGTAAAAAAGCATCATTCCACGACCCTTTTACTAATATAACACGACCCGATTCTATATAAGGCGAACACGCTCTTGCATTTTCAATCTTTGAACTATTGACAAAGTTAGTCTTTATTTCTGTAATATTTAGTTTTGTTTCAGTGTGTATCATTTGTTTTATTGATTTTCCAGATGCTTTTGGCTCTACTAATGTCATTGCTACCTTAACTCCTGAGCTATCAATATAATTTGGAATAAATTTAAGTAGTTCTGGCATTTCTAAGTATTTATCAATGCTAGACCATATAACGTAGTTGTTATTCCATTTTGCCCCAATTTGAAATCCACTAGGGTCATTCGCTGTATTCTTTGTATAAGCCCCGTCGATTATCAACTCCCACTTCAAAGTATTGTATGGAATTTCAGATTTATCTTTAATATCAAACCATTCTTTTCGCCACTCACCACCCTCCTCAGGCGATGGTTGTTGCATATATTGACCCGAAAAATTATATCTATTAGCTTGTCTTATTTGCTCCAATTCAGCAAATGAATGTTTATCAGACCATAAAGGATTATTATTTTCATCTAATGCGGGTAAACATAAATGTTCCCAAACTTCACCGCTACCACCAGCTAATAAATAACCGCTTAAATCGTCCTCGTGCAATCTTTGCATAATTAATATTATAGGGGTATCCCTATCGTTTACCCTTGAACGAATAGTATTATTATAACGTTCGTTTACTGAATTACGCCTTGCCTCACTCGATGCATCATCAGGCTTTAAAGGGTCATCGATTATAATTGCACCGCTAAATACTTTACTTTCAGCTACTCCTGCTCCAAAACCAGTAATAGCACCACCAGAAGCTGTAGCATAAACACCACCACCATCTTTATTAAACCATTTCTTTTTACCTTGTGCGTCTTTTTTAAGTTCCATATTCCAAAACTTTTGGAACGCCTCACTCTCAATATACTCTTTTGTTTGGCTTGAGTTGTCGAGTGCAAGGTCATCTGAATAAGACAAATGTATAAATTTAGATTGTGGATTTTTAGCGAGTGACCACGCTATAAAGCATTTAACAGCTAATTCTGTTTTACCATAACGAGGTGGTATATTTATAATAAGTCGTTTTATTTCACCACTTACAACTCTTTCAAGGTAGTTGCATATTTTTATTAAATGAGGG